GCGTATGTCATAGTCTCATTGAGCGTACGCCAGCTCATCATGTCAACCTTCCCGGTTGACAGCATTTTCAGGTACATGTCAGTACCACGGGCGGCCCCTTCCGCGGACGCGCCGCTCGCCAGCAGGGCATTATTGACCGCGAGCGCGGAGTCCGTGCCTTTGTCCAGATCCCCCAGCGCAACCGAAAATTGCCGGGTATTCGCGACGATGCTGTCCAAGGTGGTAGGCAGCCCTTGTATGCCGTCCGACAGGCGCTTGATCGACTTCTCGGCGACATCGCCGCCATAGCCCATCTGCTCCATGATTTTGGGGAAACGTGTCAAAGTATCGTATCGCGACACCGCTGCGTCGATCGAGCCAACGACCATATCAAAGCCTTTTTTGAGGATATCAAAAACGGCAAGGCCCTTGACGATATCGCCCAGCTTGCCGGCGTCCTTCTGGAAGCCGGAAGGGTCCATGGCTGTGTCGAACTTTAGGGTTCCGTCATATGCCACCTTCCGCCTCCTTTCTGGCTAATGCCGCACTGGCCTCTTCGTATCGCCTGGCGACGCGGTCCTTGGTCTGCTTGTCAAGCTCCTCGATTGACAAACGCTGTTTGTCCGGTTTCTTAAGCGCATAGATCTTCCGCATTTTGAGGATATGCTTACGCTCCTGTTTCGACAGGTCCTTAAGGTCTGCCGTACGCCAATACATGACGCGCTGTATGAGAGTGGTCTCGGGCAGCCCCTCAAAAAGCGCCATGAATTCCCACCAGTGAAGAAACTCAATGGTGGCGAGGTTGATCCCGTACGTCGCGTGGAAGGCAGAGTATATGAGATTCGCGTCCTGATTGAAAGAAAACCCCTTTTCCGGCGTTTTTTTCGGTTCGCCGGACTCTTTATCCTCCAACACCTCCCCACGCGTAAAGAACCACTGGAGCCCGTTTATGGCCTTTTCTATATCCTTCGGGATCTCGGGGTATAGCTGGTGCAGGGACGCCAAGACCATTTCAGTTTGACTGCATCCCTTCTCCTCGTGCATGATCAAATCGGCCTGGACCATGTTCCGAAAATCAGCCGATATGGGTATCCCTTCATACTCTTCCGGCAGGCCGCCCAGGAGCAGGATGTTCACTTCTGCGCGCGTCTGGTTGCCCGGTTGGGCTGATACTTTTGCAGCTTGACGCCAAAGTCATTGCCCTGTTTCTCGAAAGCCGCCTCAAGCGCGTCATTAATCTCACCGACTTTGGTCAGGCTAGGATTGTCACCCAGTAGTTTTTCGGCGACGCCGTCCCCAAAAACATTGTCGATAAAATTGCCAAAAAGGCGGAGTTCGCTGTTGAGCATTTCGACGTAGACGTCCAGAAAACGGGGATCGTCCTCATCCAGCGCCGGGAGCGATATGCTCGCACCCTCTGCCTCCATTTGCTCCCCAGCTGCTTTGTACCGTAGTACGTCAGACGGTGACGTCAGATCAAAATCAAGCTCAAGGCCATTTACTATAAGCACAAATTTACCCTCCTGAAAAATCACGGGCGCCTATAGCCTTTGCCACAGACGCCCGTCCATTACTCGCCGATGACCGGCTTCCCGAAAGCGGTCTTGGCGCTCTGGAGATACTGCACGCGCTCCAGCGGCGGGCTATACCCATCCTTTGGGTACTGGCTACCGCCCCAGTACACTGTGCCATCCTCGTCCGTGAAGCTCACAAGTACGGAATATTTTCGGGCAGCCTCCGGGTCATTGTCAGTCTCGTTGCTATCCTCTGCGGGCTCTGTCGTCACCAAGCGCTCTTTCGTCTCTTTCACGGCTGCCACCTCCTACGGGGTCTTTGGCGAATAGCTATACTCGTCGGGCTTGCGCGTAGACGTCAGCGAGGCGGAAAAGCTCGCGTTGTCGCCGGCAGCCCCGGCAAGGTCATTTTCAACGACGATCGAGACCGAGCCTTTTTCGCCCTTGCCCGTAAGCAGGTTGAAGTACACATACGGCTTGATGACCGCCTGCCCCGTGCCGTACTTGAGCTCGTGCGCCAGGATCGCATCCTGGAAGGCGTCGCTATTATAGCGGTCGCCGGTCACCGAAAAGCTACGTGACGTGCCGGTCTTGACCGTCACCTGCCCGGTGCGCAAGTACTGGCTGTCCTGTGTCTGGGCGGACAATGCCCCGGACTGCTCCGTGATCCCCGTCTGCGCGACGGTATAGTCATCCGGGTGCACTGCCGCCCCGGTGAAGTCGATCGCAAGCACCATGTCGTCCGCGGTCGAGAACCCCTCAAAAGCGGGCACGGGCGTCTTGCCCTGCATAAGTTCAGATAATTTCATATCATGATTCTCCTTTTCTGTAGTATTCCAATTCACATTGGATTTGGTATTTTCCGGCGTCAATGTCCGGCTGGTACAGATAGCCGGACCCGATAGCCCGGATACTGCTGGGTGTCATGCCTTCGGGCAATCCCGGCAGGTTGCGCAGCCGCGTCTGTCTACGTAGCCAGTCGGCCAACGCCTCAGAAAAGCCGGTATTCGCGATGTTTTGCGCGGCGTCAGGGCCGTAGTCATTGACGCTGCTGATTACGAAAGGATAGCGGCATCGGGCGCCGCCGCGTATATAAGGTGTGACAAGCTCGTCTGATGGAGACACGGCTAATGCGTATTCGACGCCGGCCTGTTTCGTGTTTTCCGGAAGGTAATCCACGTTCAGCCGGCCATCCGCCATCAGTGGGCAACTGTCGAAATACTTAAAAAGCGCCTCGATGATCGTTACGCTCATGACCCACCTCCCGCGATTTTAAGCGCCCCTGCAAGAATCCGCGTCCGCTCAATCGCCTTGCCGCGTTCAAACCAAAAGGCCCCCCGGTTTGCATCGTAGGGCCTCGATTTCGCGGTCTTGTAGTACTGGCGTGCCGCGTAGGGCGCGACATAAGAGACCTTGCCGCTGCCAATCACGGACCCAAGGATCCCTGACTTTTGCAGCATGCCAGTCTGGAACGGCACGCGCGCGGAGCAGAACCGCACCACCTCGTTGTCCACAAAGGCCTGCGCCCGGCTGAAATTCGCGGAGTACCTTCGGCCAAAGTCTGGCGCCCACTCCAGCCGCGTTTCGATCTTGCCGTCTTTCGTGCGGATATTGGTTATCACCGCTTTGGGCGTCGTTATTACAATGCCAGCCATGTCATTTTCCCTCGATCCTAAGGTGGGGCAATAGCCTCTGGAGGTTGGCGGTATGGACCGCGATCACTACGAAGCTCTCTGTATGCTGCTTGGTGACCTCAGTTATACTATCAGACACATCGGGGCCCGCACCGAGCATGACGACATCCCCGGTCTGTGCTGTCCAGTAGCCTGAGGGGTCGTCCAAAGCCTGATACTCATCCTGCGACAGATATACAACCCGCAGAGATGCAACCGGGGACTCTTTCGCGAAACCCCCGATCAGCATGTATAGTGACGGGGTGATCGTGGGCGGCCAGTCTGACTGGCTGCAGTGGTCTTGTATAACCTCATACAGATCACCGGCGTACTTGACGATCACGCCACAGGCGTAGTCCGTGTCGGGACACCAGTCGGGGTAAGCGCCAGCAACTGCCATTGCGGGGACCGGTATCCTGACACTGTAGCCGTTGTTTGACGTCAGCCCTTCGCCCGTCGTGACCCGCTGCTGGCCCGCCCAGCTTACGCCGGAGATAACGGTCTTTGGCCATAGCGTCTGCCTTGTCGCCGCGTCGTACCGCTTGTTGTAGATGGTAATTATTTGATTAAACATCACAGCCACCTGCACATGAGATTAACCGGCTGCTGGAGGTACCGGGCGCAGGCCTCGTGCCGGTCTCGTGCCTCCATGCTTGCAATCTCAGCCCCCGTGCTGGACTTGGATGAGACGCTGTAGCCATCATTGCTCACGCTACCAATGCCCCCAGGGAGCAGGGCAGCGCTTTTCTTGTAAGAGTCGATCACATCCACCAGTTCGCACTCACATAGCTTTACGGCCTCTGTCATAGACTCCGGGGCTGAGATTGCCGCAGAGTTGGTCTGCGACAGTATTTCAGCGTAGGCTCTGCGCACAGAGGCACCGTATTCATCCTCGCTCAGCTTCCCGCGATAGACGTTTTCGTAAAATGCGAAATCCGAAAAGGTGGACATTATTTTTACTCCTCTTTTTTCTGGCCTTCGGCGGCAGGCTCCCCGGTTTGCGGGGGCGTGGCGGCAGGCTCTTGCTGTGCGAGCAAAGTTTGGATAGCCTCTACCCGCTCCTTGTTGGTCTGCGCAGCGGATATGTCAACGCCAAGCTCGGCGGCTTTCGCCGTCAACTCAGCGGTATTCATATCCTTGAGGGATTTGACCGGTTTTGCCGCAGGCGGCTTTTCTGTTTCGGAAACGACCGCCAAACCCCGCGCTTTCCACCTGGCTGCTGTCTTCTCGTCGACGTCAATAGCGTCCCCGGGCCTGAGCCGTCTTTCGTTCCAGAACGTAGCTGTTATCATCTTCACTTGCATGGCTATTCCTCCGTTCCGCCTTCTTCTCCGCCGCCACCCGGCCCCGGAGGCGTTACGACACCCGGTTTGAGGATTGCGAATGGGAAGCCCGTGCCGTAAGGCCTGTCGATGTCGATCGGGTTTGCAACCTGCCACGCAAGGCGCATGACAGCACGCAGCGCGACCATATCCTGCTGGAGCAGGTTGTATACAATCTTGCCCGTATCATCAGAAATGACGCCCGTGTCAAAAACCTGGTATGTAATATCCTGGCGTATCGAGTAGACCGCAAGGTTCCAGTCCCCCATGACCCCCAGCGCGTTAGCTGGCGTCCACACACCTTTACCCACGAATTCTGTCCGAGATCCATATATCCCCGCGGGGACTTCCCCTTGCATGGGCGTAAAGATCGGGTCGTTGTTGGCGTTGCGGAGATCCCGAAGCATCGAGCGCAGCCGCTTCTGTGCGGCAATTCCATTGACATCGTACTCATCCTCCTCAAGCAGCGCCATCGTAGCGCTTACGTCACCAGCGATGTCAATGCCAGTTCCTACAGTAACGACGTTGCCGGCTGCCACCGCCGCGGGGATGACCCCCGAAGGCCACTCGACTGGCGCCTTGGGGTTTCCGCCCTCAAAAACCTGCTTGTCAAAGACCCGCCCGAATGACTCGACGATTAGTGGACGGACCTCCCCCCAGATATCATAGTCAGAGTCGTCCAGGACGGACTGGGGGATGGGGACGATCGCTGCGATCTCCCCTACGACCAGAAGCTTTTTGTCCCACTGAGCTTCCGTCACAACCTTCATGCCCGCATCGCCATTTACGAAGTCGGCGGACGGAAGCATGGACAGCACAGGCTGTCTTGTTGTTTTGCTTGTCATGTTGGGGAGCCTGCGCATCAGCTTCATTGAGACTGATTCCTTGCGCACCCCGCTTATAATTTCCCGGGTCACGTTATCAGGCATAAGCGCCTGAGCCCCGGTCCTGTCTATACCTGGCATATTACTATTCTCCTTTCAATTTTCCTCTGATCATGTTATTCATCTGCGCATTGGAGTCAGATGGCGCGCCACCGCCATCCTCTTCGTGCACCCCGCCGGTCGATATCACTTGGCGGGTACTTTGTGCATCTCCGAAAAGATACGCGTCGGACTTTTGCAGGGCAGCGAGCGCCGCTGCGACGTCCTCCTTTTGGTTCTTGCTGCCTTGCAGCTTTTCAAGGTCAAGGTTCGCCATGATGGCCTTAGCGTTCTTGCCTTTGGCTGCAGCGATCTCCGTGCTGATCAGGCCGTCAAAATCGCGCTTCGCGATCTCTTTTTGGTGGTCAGTTATAGTCTTGTCATACTTGGCCTGCATATCCGCCAGTTTTTGGTTCATTTCCGCTTCCGCAGCTGCCACCTGCTCCGGGGTCTTACCGGCAAAACCCTTAGCCGCGGCCTGTGAAATCTCGAGCTGGCCTTTTAGATTGTCGCGCTCGGTCTCGGCCGCTTTCTGCGCATCCTTCGCGGCGTTCACGTCCTTGCCGTTTTCCTCCATCACCTTGTCGACCACTTCCTTGCTTAGTCCAAGGCCTGTCAAAAACTCAGTTTTCATGTTGACTCCTTTCGTCATTAGGTTGTTTTAGGCGTTTAACCATCCGCCGGGCGAATTGACTGTTTTAGGCCTGGTCATCCGGCCAATAAAAAACCGTCCATCTCTGGACGGTGATTTAACACGTAAAACCCCTGGAGCCTTATGCCCCCGGTATTATCTCCTTGATGTCCTTCAAAGCCCTTTTGACTTTTTGCATCATGGAATTCTCTATCAAATACTCTATGCCTTTCGATGTGATTTCTATACCGCTGGTTCGTTGTAAAAAGTCCCCATCTCTTGTATTCAATAGCCGATATCCTGCAATCAGCCCGTCTTTCAGCATGTTTTTAATGATAAACTCCCAATACGAATACGGAATAATAAAACGTTTATTTTCATATTCAATCTTCGTTTCGTCCACAGGGTCGCCATTCCTTGTTGTTGTATACAGGTACTCCAAAATGATGTATACGATCATGAAATAGTCATCTTTAGGCATTTAGTCCTCCAAAAGAAAACCCCGCCGAAGCGGGGGAAAGTTGTCAACTAAACAAAATTCACGAAAGCTGCTTTGTTCGCACGCCTATCCGATCAGGATCGCCACCAGGCAGAAGCTGTATAACCTCATAAACGCTTGCACCATCCGTCACAAACCTGTCCAACCCCTTTAGCTCTCCGGGATTAATAACCAAGAGAGTTTCGCCGATATTATCAAATTTTGCTACAACTTCAATCTTCGTCATCTTAGCGCCTTTGTGCCTGTAATAATTTCCTCTCCCAGACAGCTAAAGCCTTTCTTGTTTCATCGAAATCAGCCTCGTCAAACCCATAAGCTTTACCATACTGTAATAATTTCCTATTTGCAAGAACTTCCCGGGCATAAAGTTCCTCAAAATCGGTATAATTAAGTATACCATACTCCTTTTCCTGCTGCCAATGTATTATTTCTTCAAACATAGCAGATGCGGAGGGGACATCACCCCTGTGTGTGATCTTATTATCACAGTATCGGGCTTCTGCGTTTAACCCGTCAAGCATTTTGATTTCGGCGCTACTTGCCTTCTCTATCGTTACACCATTTCGTGCCATTCCTGATTTCATACGGCTATACTTTACCGAATCCATTGGATTTTGCGTAATGTTGCCTGTAGCTCTTGTCAACATACGCTTTGTATTGATAGAGGCCAGTGACCCCAGCTGCGCCCCGCCGCGCTCGCGGAAGTAGTCCCTTGTAAGCCCAGTCTGGCTCACAAAGTCCCGCTGACGCGCCTGCCAGTCCCTGATCTTGAGCCTTGCCGCGCCGCTGTCCAGCCCCGCGGCGTCCATGGCGCTCGCCTCGCGCTTCCACCGCCTAATCTGACGCTCAATGTACCGCTGCTGCTGCGTCGCGTCATACAGGCTCATTTTCTGGCCGCCAAAAGTGACGGTCTTGTTGTTGTACTCTCGTAGCTTGTCGGCGTTGTACGCTGGGTTCGACAGTCCCTCGAAAAAGGGAAGAATGAATGTCTACAGTTACATGGTCACCAGCCGCAAAGCCCATCCCCGGATCCGTAGCCAGTGCTCGTTACAAAATCGGGATAGTCTTTGTCAGCCATTTTTGCGTCACCTCCTTAACCGTCACGGTAGCGCCATCTATAACCGTAAGCGGTTTTGCCTTTTCCTTTACACACTTTATTGATAGTTGCGTAATCCGCACGACTGTAGCTGGTATTTCCTCGAACCCATGCAGCCGCATCCATCAATTTATCGAAACACGCAATAACGCTTCCGATTTTCTGATCCAACATCTCAACAGCTTTTGCGTTTGCTCGACTCTGACGCAGACTCTGTTTCCAACTGCTGGCATACTCCGGATCGCTTTTCAGTTTTTCGGAATGGCTCATAACATCTCGACTTATCCGTTCCACCGAAAGACTTTACCCTGAAAAACCGCATGTGATGGCCTTGCTGAGGCATGCGCCGTTACTTCAAAAAGGTTCACGCCGAGCTGTCTTGCATTCTCGAGCTGGATCTCTGCGCACGTCTGGTTCACTCCCGTAAGTACTGCCCTACGAAAGGCCACGTCCAGCCAGTCCACATGCCCCGTCGGATATAGGATCGACGCGAGGCCGTTTTGCGTCAGTGTCCGGATACCGTCCTTGATCGCCTGCTGGTACGTAAAACCGCCAGACACGATCTTCTGGTAGGCAGCATCGAGCGCGCTCTCGAACTGGCTCGTGGCGGTATTGGCCGTCGTCAGCGTGAGGTTCTGGTACGTTCCGAGCGTCTTGAGCAATCCCGCCCGGATGACCTGCTGCAGCTGCGGGTTGTCAGCGAGCGGCACGGGGCTGTAACCGGCCGCCTGGTACATTTTGCTGTCAGCCGCAAGCGCGCGGGTGGCAGCCTCGTCGAACAGCTCTATGAGCCGCGGCTCTGAGACACCCAGCAGCTTTGACAGCTCGGCTGTGACCTGCTGCCGCGTCGTCCCCAGAAGCTCAAGCCTGAGCGCCTGCCAGTTCGTCGCACCTGTCACCCCGTCGAGCCGCGCAATGCGCCGGGCCATGTCGGTGATGATTGCTTGCTCTGTGTCCGATACCAGCCTCACTACCGCCTCCCCGGCGTCCTCAAGCTGGCGGTATGTAAGCATTAGCCGCCATCCTCGCCGGCCGCGAAGCTACCCTGCCCGTACGTCGGCCCCATCGGCTGCGCCATGGCTTTCGCTGTCTCCTCGTCCTCGCCATACCAGCGAACCCTATATTCCCAGCGTTGCATGATCCCGTTCTGGACGTCCTGTAGATCGGCGACTTTTTTCTCTTCGTCGCTGATGATATAACCGTCCGCAAAACCGATAGTGACCTTGGCGTCAGGGTTGACGGGCTGCCCCAAAATGTTCTGGCCAGCCCAGAGGATCGCCCTCACGATGTCTTTCAAGGCCTCCTCGACGATCAGCCCATGCTTGGCGGCATTCTGTCGGAGATCCTGCTTGTCGCCGATATACTGCGTCGCGGTGACCGCCGAATTTCGGCTGCCAGTCTCGAAGCGGTAATAGCGGGCGCCGAGCCCACACTTGAAGGACAGATAGTCAAGGTGCGCTTGTACGCCTGTCTTGTTGGCTTCCACGCGCAAATCCGGATTAAACTCGTGAATCAAGTTCTTGTCGTCCATGATCCCATCACCGATCGGCATAAAGAGCTGCTGCATCATGTCGTCGGGTGTGACATACATCGGTGACCCGTCGGCTGTGACGCCGACGACCTTTGTGAGCTCGCGGTTGTAAAAGACCTTCTTGCCACCAAGCCGGAAGTCCCGGCAAAAATTATTGTATGCCAGGTCGACCCCTTTGAGGTTGTCGATCGCCTGCGAAAATATCGAACAGCCAAGGCCGAGATTGCTCTCAAAAGGATTGACTGTATTCGGGCGCATGATCGCGAAAAACGGCACCGGGGAGCCAGTCACGAACCGCGCTGCGATACCCACCGGTAGCGCTGCCAACGTAAGCTTGCCATCTCGCTCCTCGTAATAGCTGTTCTCAATTACGTACCCCGAAGGCTCAAGCCTGTGTTGCTCAAGGTATACAAACTTCTTTCCGAGCAATGTGCTTTCGGAAACAAAAGCCGCCTCAGTGATCTTGCCATACCTCCGTGACAGAGGGACGATACAAAACGCTGGCAGGTACTCCATCCGGATCCGTGCGCCCGGCGAATCCATGAGCCCACCATCGTCAGAGACCGTGAGCCCGTCCAGCTTCATCACGAACGCGCCAGTACCGCTATAAAACGCTTTTTCGACGAGGGCGTTGGCCTCCTCCCAAAAGTCAACCGCGCCAAAAACACCGCTATTGCCATCCTTCCCAAGGACGAATTTCGACGACGCCGGATTGTCTATAGTGACCGTCGTTTTTTCGTTCAGTAGCACCGACGCCCAGTCCTCGCAAACCTTCTTGGCCATTCGCAGCGAGTAGAGGTCGCGGCTCCGGCGCCCACCATTCTCCAGAAGCTCGTAGTACTGGTGAAAAGCGCGGTTGTAGCCTTTCCACCACTTGCTCCAATCGTCAATCTTGGAGTAATAGTCTGCTCGGATACTCGACCCAAGCTCTTTGTTCAGGATGTCTATGATGGCCCTTATGTCCACGTCTCACCTTCCCTTCAAATCCGGGCATAGCTGCGAAATGAACGCCTCCCAGCTGTACTCGAAGGCATCCAGTATGTCTATGTCGGAGCTGAAATTGTCCAGCCTCACGTCATCCTTGGCCGGGTCCCAAGCAGCATTCTCAAGGCCGCCGCGCACGAATGCGCAGCCGTCGCCGATGAACATCCGCCCGGTATTCAGCAGCGTATTCGCCGCAGCAATCCGGCTCATGATTTTCAGCTTCTTACTGTCGCTGACAGTAAAGCCAAGCCCCCGCCGCCGGGCGATATTGCGTAGGCTGTTGATGAGGTACTGCTCCTCGCTGTCAGCCCAGCAATACTTGATCAATAGCCCAGGGAATCCCGCCCGCAGCCGCTCCACGAAGCCTACGAACTCGCGGCAAAGCCTGTCAGCGTCGATCTCCCCCTTTTCACCGCTGATGCGATGGTCCGCGAGCACGGTCACCCGGCGGTAATTGGCGTGGATCGCCGTGGCGACAAACGCCGTCTTTGAGCGGCTGCCGCCAAAGTCAATGCCGATCGACGAGAACATCACATCCCTCAGCATGTCCTTGTCAGGCTTGACAAGATACCGGCCCGGCTCATCCGCGAACTGCTGGTAGACTAGCCCTTCCGCAACGCGGCGCTCACCGAGGATGTCCCTCGCGTGCCATACGGTTCCGGGCTTATATTGGCTGATTATCTCCGCCTTACGCGCTGCGCTTATCGTGCGGTTGTCGTCCAGCGTAAAATGCTCGTACCTGTAGCCACCGGCCAAGCCGTGCTCGCGGTACTCATCGATGTACGCGCCGTAGATCGGGTGCCGCGGCGAGCAGGGGTTTAAGTCCCACAGCGTGAAAGGCCACTTCGCCGCGATCTGCCGCCCAAAGGCGACCTTCACGAAGCTTGTGCGGCTGTCATCGCTGTCATAGTGCTGGTCGATCTCAGTGGCAAGCCACAGGCCGTAAGAATTGCCGAGGATCTTTTTATAGCTGTCGGCCTTGCCGGCGCCGGCAAAGATCACGACCTTCTCTCCTGTCTGCGTCTGGATCAGGAGCGCGCTGTTTCCCTCGTACTTGCCCCTGCGGCACCTGCCCCGGAAGAGATGTTCCAGGCCGTAGCCATTGCAGTCGCCGAGGTTGAGCTCGGCGTTAGGGATCGACGACCCGCTTGCAAGGTGAATCCGGTCAGGGCACTGCTCCAGGTAGCTGGCCGCGATGATGCAATGGTCTATCGTCTTGCCGCTCCGGATCGCGCCCTCGGCCACGCACATCCGGTTGTCCAAAGCTCTGCGGATGTACCGCTTGTGCTTTGGGCCAAAGACGCCCCAGTCAATCGTCGCTGTCGTCGTCATGGCCGTTAAGCATATCTGCAAGCAGCTGTAGGTCCTCCATGTCCCGAAGGCCACCGCCCGAGTCGAACATGCCCAATGTCTCCCCAAGCATCCGAAGAGCACGTAGCTTGTCGTGGGTCTTGACCTCAATGCCGCTTTGCGTTTTCCGGATCGCGGAAAGCGCTACACACTGCTCATGGGACAATTCGCTGGTCGGCGTAAGCACCACCCTAATAACGCCGTGCCCATCCGCTTCGAGCCGCATATAGTCCGTCGTCTTTGCGAAGCCTATCGCCGCGAGCTCCCGCATCACATCAAGCCCGGTGATGATCCCGTCCTCGATCGCGCGGTCGCGTTTGTTCCGCCTCGCCGCCTCCAGCGCCCCTTTGACGTTGGGCTTTGCCTCAAGCCGGCAGGCCGACACTTCGCGCGCCGCCTGCTTCGCGGTCGACTTTGGGTACGCGAGCGCATAGGCCTCCTGCTGGGTCTTTCCGGCTACCCGGAATCGTACATACTCGCTTTGCTGTTCAGTGAGTGGCTTAAGCACATCGTTGTTCTCCATCCAAAAAATAGGCCGCCACCTGATACTTAACAGTCAGGTGGCGGCACACACGCAGGTTCCCTAGGAGGGTCAGAAATGGGGGAAGGTGACGCCATCGCCGGAGCCACCTTCTCAGAATGAATTTTACCACCTTTTTTTTTACTTGGTTTTACTTCGTTTTACTTACTTTATTTTCCACAAGTAGCCCAAAACGTTGAAATTTCATTGCTTACGGTCTGGTAGGCAAAATGTGTTATCTCCGCCACCTCTTGCAGGTCGTGATTTTCGAGGTATCGAAGCTTCAAAAACCGCCGAAGACGTAAATCAGGGATCGTAATTAGCCACGCCTCCGCCTCCACCAGGAAAGCGTCGTACTCGCACTCAAGCTCCAAATACTCCCATCGCAATTGTTTTAGCCTCCGTTTAGCGCCCACGTCGTCCAACGAATCCGCCGCCCTCGAAACCACCTGAGACCCAACCGTCCGGCAGGCCTCATCCGGAGAAGACATCATGACGGTCTCAGCCCAGCGGTGCTTACTCTCGTCGATCCGCAGCACAATATCCTCCTGCCTGCCGATGTCCGCGGCGAGGGCAGCCAGCCCGTCCTGCAGCGCCTTGAGCCTCTTGAGGTCATCCTTGGTCATGCAGGTACTCCTCGAGACGCTCTTGCATCCACTCCCGCCGCTCTTCCGGCGTCTCGGCGCCCTCCTGCTTCGGGGGCCTTCCCCGCTGCTTCTTGGGCTTATCCCCGGCATCATCCCTGGGCACAAACGCCCGGCAGGAAAGCCCCAAGGGCGACTGCGCATCAGCCTCAAGAGTCCTCAGCTCTTCAAAAAACATGCACACGTCGGCTTTTATGCATGCCGCGCAAGGCGGCAGCTCATAAGGCAGCATAGCGTTTTTCATCGGCCCCCCTCCTTCCGCGACAAGGCCTTGATTTCCCTGGTGAGGTACCACGATGCCTTCTCAAGGTCCTCGACCGTTTTCCCCGGGTCTTTCCTCCCGGCACGCGCGATGTACTTGACGGCGTTGCCGAGGCAAAACCCCAGCCCCTGGTCCTCGATGAAATCGATCACCTCGATCTTGCCTGTCGTATAGTGCGCCGGGTGATTGGCCGGGTCGTTGAAACTGTCCATCACACTCCCTCCCTGTACTCCGCGACGCGTGCGCGCACCGCATCCATAAGCGCTGCTTGCCCCGCCTCTTTACGGGACAGCGCAGCCATGACGTCCTCATCGATCGTGCCCTTGCATACCAGGTGGTGCACGACCACGGTCTCCCTCTGCCCCTGCCTGTGTAGCCTGGCGTTCGCCTGCTGGTACAGCTCAAGGCTCCATGTAAGGCCGAACCACACGATAAGGCTGCCGCCCTCCTGCAGGTTTAGCCCGTGCCCGGCGCTGGCAGGGTGCGCGAGAAGCAGCGGCACTTCGCCCCGGTTCCAGGCGTCGATATCCCCGGCACCCTTAAGCTCCCGTGCTGCTGGGAATGCAGCCTTGATCCGCGCGGCGTCATGCTTGAACCAATGAAACACCAGCACAGGCCTCCCCTGCGCCGCTTCGACGATCTCCGAAAGCGCGGCAAGCTTTTCGTCGTGGATCTTGACCACCCGGGCGTCATCGCCATAGACCGCGCCATTGGACAGCTGCAAAAGCTTCGTGGAAAGTGCAGCGGCATTGACTGCATCGATATCCCCCTCCGGGAGCGAAAGCACGAGGCGGCGCACCAGCTCGTCGTAACTGGCGCGCGCCTTGGCATCAAGGGCGACCTCCACAACATTGTCGATACGCTCCGGGACGTCAAGGTAGTCCTCGGCGCTCATGCTGATGCAGATATCCGAGATCCTGGCATAGATCGCCTGTTCTGAGCCGCCACGAAGGCGGTAGTCAAACACAATCTGGCCGTTTGTGCGGCCCGGCGAAAAGTACCTGGCACGGTAGGCCCCGGCCGTCTTCTCAAGCCGGGCGCCCTGGTCCAGCAGGTAGAGCTGCGGCCAGAGGTCGATCAGCGAGTTCGGCGCTGGGGTCCCCGTAAGCCCAACGACGCGCGACGCGTAAGGCCGCGACATGCGGAGTGTCTTGAAGCGCTGGGCCTTGGACGACTTGAAGCTTGACAGCTCGTCGATCACCACCATGTCAAACGGGAATGCGGCGCCATAATACCCGCAAAGCCACACCACGTTTTCGCGGTTGACCACATAGACGTCTGCCTTTGCCCGAAGGGCCTCCTTGCGCTGCCTCTCGGTCCCAAGCACGCGGGAGACCCTAAGGTGCCTGAGGTGGTCCCACTTCTCGGCCTCGCCTGTCCATACCGTCTGCGCCACGCGCAGCGGCGCTATGACCAAGACCCGGGCAACCTCCATCAGCTCGTAAACGAGCCTGTCGATTGCCGTCAGCGTGATCACGCTCTTGCCAAGGCCCATCTCCAAAAATAGCCCACAGGCCGGGTTCGCGATGATATGCTCGATCGCGTGCTGCTGGTAGGCATAAGGCCTAAATTCCATCAGCGCCTCCTACGCGGGTGTACAAGCCACGCCATGTGCTGGACCAAGCGGTCAAGCCCATCCTCAGAATCTATGACATAGACGGCAAACCATCGGTCCCGAAGCTTTTGGTGCACAGCCTCCTGCCTCTCCGTGGGAACCTCACCCGGGGATTTCAGTTCCACGAAAATGATTTTTCCGAAGGGCAGCAGGACTATCCGGTCGGGCATGCCTGTGTAATACGGGCTCGAAAACTTCAGGCACATCCCGCCAAGGTTTGTCACCTCGGTCCGGAGTTTTTTTTCAAGCGCTTTTTCGTTCATCCCTTGCCCCCTGTCGCCTGTTGCCTCGCGCGCGCGCGTGTGAGCATATACACGATTAGGCGTGTTAGGCGTGTTATATGTGTGTATATACTGTCTATTATTATTTTTATTGTTAATAGAGAAATAAAAGGCAACAAAGGAAACAACACCGTTTCCGTGTTGATTTTCAAACCTTTTTCTTGTTGCCCTTGTACTAAAACAATAGGCAACGAGCAAGCGACACAGGAAACAGTACAGTTTCCTGTTATCTTTTCATTCATCGTTTTTGCTTCCTTTCATATACGACCTGGGTGCCATATTTTGTTCTTTGTTTTGTCCCTTTACGTTCCCACTTTTCAACACCACGCATGATCCCGTTTAGGGCTTTTGCCTCCTTTTTTAGATCCTTGATATCCCCCCGGAAAAGCTCGCAGTGTAGCTCGCAGGCACAGATCCTGTCACGCTTTTTTGTGCCTTTTTCCCTAAACCTGGGATCACTTCCGAGCCATTGCCGCCTCTGGTAGAGGTCCCAGTTTTCCCAGCTTTCTGGTAGCTCAAGCTCCAAGAAATCAAGT